GTGTTGGGCAGCAACTATAAGATACACGAGATTTTTCAGATACAGTCAGGAAATATACTTATATACATCTTAAAGGATGGGGAGATATTCCTTTGGAAGTCTTTTAATACTAATATGCCAATATCTATTGAGTATAACATAAACTTTTAGTATGCCAACATTTAACAAAGTAGAAGGAGAACATAATTTATTCGTTGACGAGGGTGGTAAATACTACTCGGTAACCGATGGGAGTATGAAGCAAATAGAGATTACTATGGAGCAGAGACTTTCTATCATGGACTCCAAGGTAAAGAGTGGAGTCATTCAATGTAACTTAGATAACCCCGAAGACTGTGAAGCCTGTGGAAGCTAAATCATTATTTGAATTTATAGTAAGACCTATTGGAAGCAAGAGGTATAGTAATACCAAGAGTATTGCAGGTATGGACTTTGTTGTTAGCACATCAGAGGAAGACCATAAGTTTGTGAATAGAGAAGGCGAGGTTCTTAGCACTCCATTGGATTACGATGGCAACATTAGGGTTGGGGATATACTATTGGTACATCACAACGCTTTTAAGTTCTACAATGATATGCAGGGCAGAAGGCAGAGTGGAAAGTCATTCTTTAAGGATGACTTGTTCTTTATAGATGGAGACCAATTTTATATGTACAAGCAGGATGGAGAGTGGTATCCACATGACAGGTATTGCTTTGTATCTCCAATACCTCCACAGGACAGCTATATCTTCAAGCCATTCACAGAAGAACCCTTGATGGGTGTAATGGAGTACCCGAACGAATATCTTTCAGCACAGGGCGTTAAAAAGGGCGACACGATAATATTTGAACCTGAGAGCGAGTATGAGTTTGAGGTTGATGGCAAGAAGATGTATAGAATGTTCGACCACCAAATTGCAGCAGTAGTATGAAAGAGATAAACGAACTTAAGAGTAGGATAATACAGGCAGGACACAGAGCAGTAGAGCAGCTAATCAAGGTTGCCAATGAAGATATAATAACAGGAGGGGATGATGATGTGTCAGCAGATAGGTTGAAGAATGCAGCAGCTTCAAAGAAGTTGGCAATCTTTGATGCGTTTGAGATACTGAGTAAGATAGAAGAAGAAAGGGAAAGACTGACAGGAGAGGAGTCTTCCAATGTAAAAGTAACAAGCAAAGGATTTGCAGAAAGAAGATCAAAATAATTTACTGTATGAGGTTGTAGATGGTTACATACCGAAGGGTGTTCTTAGTAAAAAGAATACTGCTAAGTCATGGGGGTATGGTTACAACAAAGACTACGATGTTGTAGTCATATCTAAGACAGGTCAGATAGGGGAGATATATAAGATTGAAGGTCTTTACATAGCACTACCCAAGACACCGAGGGAGTGTCGCACAAGACACACACAAAAGAAAGAACAGTATTGGGAGAGGCATGAGTTGCCAAAGGAGTTGTCTAAAATTAAATCTATATTTCAATGGAATCAAATGCCATCAGACTTCAAGGCGAGATGGGTTGACTACATAGAGGAGGAGTTTGATTACAGGGATGAAGGCTTTTGGTTTAAGAACAATGGGAAGCCTACATACATGACAGGCTCACACTATATGTACTGCCAATGGACAAGTATAGATGTTGGCTATCCTGACTTTAGAGAAGCTAATAGGATACTATATATCTTTTGGGAGGCAGCGAAGGCAGACGATAGGAGTTATGGCATGGTGTACCTAAAGATTAGGCGTAGTGGATTTTCATTCATGTCATCTTCTGAATGTGTAAACACAGCAACACTTGCAAGGGATTCAAGAATCGGGATACTATCCAAGACAGGACCCGATGCCAAGAAGATGTTTACCGACAAGGTTGTTCCAATAAATTCCAAGCTACCATTCTTCTTCAAGCCTGTCATGGATGGTATGGACAAACCAAAAACAGAGTTAGCATATCGAGTACCTGCATCTAAGATTACTAAGAAGAATATGTACAACATAGATGAGGAGATGGATGGGTTGGATACCACTATAGATTGGAAGAATACAGATGACAACAGCTATGATGGAGAGAAGCTGCTACTGCTTGTTCACGATGAGAGTGGTAAGTGGATAAAGCCAAACAATATCAGAAACAATTGGAGGGTTACCAAGACCTGTCTAAGATTGGGTAGGAAGATAATTGGTAAGTGTATGATGGGTTCTACTGCCAATGCAAAAGCAAAGGGTGGTGGAAACTTTAAAGACTTGTATTACAACTCAAAGACTGACACTCGTAATAAAAATGGGCAAACGAAAAGTGGACTGTACAGTTTGTTTATTCCTATGGAATGGAATATGGAAGGCTTTATTGATAGGCATGGAATGCCTGTACTGCATACTCCTAATAATCCTATTGTCGGCATTGATGATGAAATGATTGATATAGGTGCTATAGAATATTGGGAGGCAGAGGTTGAGTCATTAAAGCAGGATGCAGATGCGTTGAATGAATACTATAGGCAGTTCCCTCGTAGTGAGTCACACGCATTTAGAGATGAGAGTAAGGGTTCTATATTTAATCTAACAAAGATATATCAGCAGGTAGACTACAATGATTCAATGGTAAAAGAACACCATATAACAAGGGGTTCATTTCATTGGAGGGATGGGATAAAAGATACAGAAGTTATTTGGAAACCCGACAATAGGGGTAGGTTCTTGGTATCGTGGCTACCTCCAAAGCAGCTACAGAATGGGGCAAGGAAAAATCATAGGGGAGAATACTACCCATCAAATGAACACATAGGAGCATTCGGTTGTGATAGCTATGATATTAGTGGAACGGTTGGGGGTAGAGGCTCTAATGGTTCTCTTCATGGTCTGACTAAGTTTAACATGGATGATGCTCCAAGTAATGAGTTCTTCTTAGAATACATAGCAAGACCACAGACAGCAGAGATATTCTTTGAGGAGGTATTGATGGCTTGTATATTCTATGGTATGCCTATACTAATAGAGAACAATAAGCCGAGACTACTATACCACTTCAAGAACAGGGGGTATAGAAACTTCTGCATGAACAGACCCGATAAGCCAAAGCATAGGCTATCAAAGACAGAGAAGGAGTTGGGTGGAATCCCTAACTCATCAGAAGATGTGAAGCAGTCACACGCTGCTGCAATAGAATCTTATATTGAAAAACATATAGGCTTTGATTTTGATGGAGACTTTAGACCTCCCGATGAGATTGGACATATGCCATTTGATAGGACACTACAAGATTGGGCAACATTCGATATAACCAACAGGACTAAGTTTGATGCCTCTATAAGTTCAGGACTTGCTATAATGGCTTGTCAAAAGCACAGATATACAAGTCAGAAAACAAAGTCAAAAATAAGCATTAACTTTGTAAGATACGACAACAAAGGAAACACAAGTGAAATTATCAGATGAGGAACAAGGTAAACATATACAGCACAGGATTCCCCGACCAATTAGCATCTAATGCTGAGAAGGATTCTACTGAGTTTGGATTGAAGGTTGGTCAGGCTATTCAATACGAATGGTTTAGAAGAGACTACGGTAACTGTAGATTCTACACCAATTGGTCTGAGTTCCATAGACTTAGATTATACGCAAGAGGGGAGCAGTCTATTCGTAAGTACAAGGATGAGATAGCAGTCGATGGAGACCTGTCTTATCTTAATCTCGATTGGACACCTATTCCTGTTATACCTAAGTTCGTAGATATTGTTGTCAATGGTATGTCTGATAGATTGTTTAATGTTAAGGCAGTTGCTCAAGATGCTCTATCTCAAGAGAATCGAAGTAAGTACCAAGACATGATTCAAGGTCAGATGTTGGCAAAGGATGTCCTCACTACCATCCAAGACAATACAGGTCTTAATCCGTTTGTTACAAATGCAGAAGACTTGCCAAGTACAGATGAAGAACTCGGGTTATATATGCAGCTTAATTACAAACCTGCAATTGAGATTGCAGAAGAGGAGGCTGTCAATACAATACTTGAAGAGAACCATCATCTTCAACTACGCAAGAGGGTTGATTATGATTTAGCTACGTTAGGTATTGGTATTGCAAGGCATGAGTTCCTTTACGGTTCGGGTGTAAAGATAAGCTATGTTGACCCTGCCAATGTTGTATACAGCTATACAGAAGACCCACACTTCAAAGATTGTTTCTATTGGGGAGAGGTTAAGAACGTACATCTATCAGAGATATATAAAATCAATCCCGACATCCGTAAGGATAAGATGGAAGAGATACAGGCATCGGGGAGAGATTGGTATGACTACCATAACTTAGAGCAGTTCTATGACAACGAGTTATTTAGTAGAGATACTGTAACTCTTTTGTACTTCAACTATAAGACTACAAAGAAGATAGTATACAAGAAAAAGATAATGGACACAGGGGGTATGAAGGTTATCGAGAAGGATGACACATTCAATCCTCCACAGGAGATGTTGGAAGAGGGAAGATTTGAAAAGATAGAGAAGACTATTGATGTGTGGTATGATGGCATTATGGTTATGGGTACAGACATAGTTATAAAGTGGGAGGTTGCTAAGAATATGGTAAGACCAAAATCAGCAACTCAACACGCGCTACCTAACTATGTTGCAGTAGCACCGAGAATGTATAAGGGTTCTATAGAGTCTTTGGTAAGAAGGATGATACCTTTTGCTGACCTTATACAGATTACTCACTTGAAGCTACAGCAGGTTATATCAAGGGTAGTACCCGATGGTGTATACATTGATGCCGATGGACTTAATGAGGTTGACTTAGGAACAGGCAACGCCTATAATCCCGAGGATGCTTTGAGGCTATACTTCCAAACAGGTAGTGTAATCGGTAGGTCATATACACAGGTTGGGGAGTTTAATAACGCAAGAGTTCCTATACAGCA